GCTTCGTGCTAAAAGATTCTAAAAGTGCCGCGAGCTTTCCCATCTTTTCTTTCATTATACTGTCATTTTTTAGCTCTTCCAAGCCATATGACTTTTTTACAACTTCTTTCAGTCTATAAATTTCTTCGTTTAAATACATTTTTAAATCTACACCATTGTCCAAAAATGAAAGAATATACTTATTGAGTAAAGTTTTTTGACTTTCTGTTAATGTTGCACCATATTGAGAATTAAATCGGCCGATAAATTTACTCACAACTAAATTATTTATTTTATCATTTTTAGCCATGGCTTTTGTTCTGTTGGCAATCTTAGACAGAATCCTTTCTTCCAAGAGGACGCGATGCTTGATATTAACATCTTCTCCAAATATTTGAGAAATGGTTGCAATGTCTTTATAGTTTGGAACAAAATTAGAAAACACAGATTTTGATATCTCTTTGTTTATTTTCTTAATAAGCGCGCTTTGCTCAGAAAAAATCTTTTTTTCATCTAATTTCTGATATTCTTTCTTTGTTTCTTGAATCAGCTTCTCTCCTATTCTAGAAGAGACGCCCTTTGTTTCCAATAGTGTTTTGAAAAGTCTCAACTCTTTTCCAATTTCACTTTTAGCAGTAAATGTTTCTTTTATAATCGCAATTACTTTATCTCTAACATCAGTATTTTTGTTTATAGTGCGCTTTACAACCTCACGAACCAATGCCTCATAAAGAAAAGCTGTATTTCTCTTTTTATTATGTCTCGACATTATCTTTGCTCTCCAAGCTGCTTATTAAATTTCTTACTGTAGTATTCGTTTCAAACAATTTTTGTTCTTCGTCATTATAATTAGTCTCTTTAGACTCATAAATACCTTTTCCAAGCCCAAGCATTTCCTCTGCGCCATCAGGCAAGTTCATCCGCAACTGTCTCTTGGGTAGCGTAGCAAATTCATGGCCATCTTTTGCTTTCATATTTCTCTTTCTAGCTCCACTTTGGCGCTTATCAGCAGGAGTCGGGGTATACCACCCTTTTGATCTCTTTGACTTTGTTTGCTTAACTCCCCCAAAGGCGCTTCTTTTGACTTTTGCCTTAACCCATGCAGAATCATCATCACGCTTGCCCGGGGCGGCTAATAAGGAGGTGTCCGCGTCGCCTTCTTCAGTCGTGGGCGGTGCCTCTTCTTCACCTCCCATCTCTAAATCCATTTCGCCACCTAAATCGTCCTCCATGCCGCCGCCCATGTCAGCCAATTCTTCGCCGCCGAGGGCGCCCATATCACCTCCTCCGGGGCCCATGGCTTCTTGTCCTAACAGTTCTATAGACTGAGCAAAATATTTATCGTAATAAAGTTCTCTTTGATTTCGTAGGAATTCCTCCTCAGACATGTCAAACAGATTTCGAGCAATCCAGCGCTTGCTAAAATATCCCTCCGCAGCTTGGCCAGCGACACTAAATTTAGTATTCCAGTGTTCTAGTTCTTGAAGCTCGGAAATTTTAGATGGATTGTTCAATTTAATTTTAAACGACAACAAATCATCTCCTCTATATCCTATAGTATAAAGATGAATAATACCAACCTTTTCTAGCTCAGTTGTAACGGATCTTTGAAGTCTCTGAATGGTTCTAGCAAATCTAATATCTTTTTGGGCCAAAGTAGCTTTGTCTTCATCAGCACCTTCTGAGCGAGACAGATAAGATGCTGGCACTTTAAGCGCTGAAAACAATTTATCTCTTAAATATTTAACATCGTCAATATCTCCGGTATAGGTGCCCCCTGGTAAACTTACAATTTCTGTGCCCACACCTCCGCGAGTGGGGATAAAATAATCTTCCTCAATAGACATTGGGTTGTATCTTAAGTCAACCCTTCCTGTATCTTGATCAACAATTTGATTGCGTTTCATCGAGGTGATAACACGCTGCATGTATTGCTCGACATCTTGGGGAGGGATATTCCCAACATCAACTTTAAACACCCTACGTTCTGGCGCTCTCACAATTCTATATGCCATCATTGCATCTTCTAAAAGAATAAGCTGACGCCAGATTCTTCTCGCTGAATCTAAAACCGACGTCCCATATGGAGCGAACTTATCATTGCCAAGTATTCTAAAGTGTCCCATTTGCCAGTTTTCGAAAGTGACACCGCCGGAATTCCATTGATATTGTACATAATTTGGATTTGTTTTGTCTTCGCCCTCTAATCTTTCTATTTGGTCGGTAGGAAGTCCAATAACTTGTTTGATTCCCGTGTTCGCATCAATGTCTAAATAAAGATAAAAATCTCCGTACTTACACATTGTACGACACCAACCAAATAAATTAAATTCTATATTTAAAACATTAAAATATAAGGTATCTAAAATTCCTTTTATCTCTTCGTCATGACAATCAACATCAATTATCTTTTTTATGCCAGTGTGTGTTGTCATTTCATCAGCGTAAATATCTAACGAAGAAGCAATTTCAGGCGTGTACTCCATTTGATCAAAATCCGAATATCTCTGCAGTCTAGACTGCGTACCCATCATATATGAAGAAAAATTATCAAAAGGATTATATCCAATTCTTTCAAATTTTTGACCCGCAACATCCTTAAAGGTGGTTGCATATTTGTCTAATCGGTTGCGCCTTAGTTGTCGAGTATTCTGAGACCGGTAATTAATCAAAGGTCCAGAGAATAATTTTGTTAATCTTCTGTATAAATTTGAATCTGGATTTTTTGGGTTTTTGGTGCTTTTTACTTTTTGACTTGGATCCATCTATTTTATCCTTTTAGTAACCATAGAAACTCTTTCATTTTTTCTTTTTCATCGATAGCTTGTTCAAACAGCTCTGTTTTTCGAGGTTTTTGCATTCCTGGTATTCTAGAATCAATATGAGTTTTATTTGTCATTATACAATTTATAAACGCTTTTTTATACTCTATCTCTCTTTTATTTTCAATAAGTACCGTATCTCTTACCCAACAACCAATTGCACATGCCATAATTAAATCATCATTATAACCTCTTTGTGCTTCTGGCTTACCGTTCCTCCAAATAAAAGTATCTAACTCATTAATTAGCCTTCTAGAATAAATAGTCAACATTTTGTTTCTTATATATTCTTCGAACTTAGCAACAATTAAGGGCCTTGTTTTCAAAGAAGTGGTAAATCCGGCAATTGCAGAAGAGTGAGTTTCGGCTTGGTATTGATCAATATAATCATGAGAAGATTTAATCGAGTGATATAAATTTGGATATTCCTTATCTTTTAATTTATCCAACACTGCATAGCCAACGCTATTATTTTCTACCACCACCATCGCATTTCCGTATTCTCGGCCCGCGCTGAAAACTATCTCCGAAAACAAATCAAGTGTTACTTTCCCCTGATATTCAGCAATAATTTCCATAGTTTCTAACTTAAAAATATGAAAAGTGCTTGAATCTGCGCCATCTCCGCGAGCCACATCTGCTACCAATAAATAAGAATTTCCAGGCTGCGCCTCTTCCCAGATCCAATAGTTCCGATCAAGCCCTGTTCTGTATTTTGGCTCCTGAATATTCTTTTTTAAGTATTGTATATCTCCACCATCAATAACGGTTTCACCGGACGTATTGAAATTACATTCATACTCTTGGGCAATTTGTCGCTTGCTCATATTTTTAGTTTCAGTTTCAAACCACTCTTGATCTCTATCCGGATGTATATCCCAATTAAGCTTTATTGGAAAAAATTCATTTTGGCCAGCTTCAGCTTTAATATACGCGTCGTGAAACCAGTCACCCACGCCATTTGGCGTCGAAAGAGCCACGCATCGACCACCTGTAGAAATTGTGGGGTAAAGACCAGTCCACAATTCAGATAAGTTGTCGATATGTGCTGCCTCATCAATAACCAATAACGACAATGATTCTGAGCGGCCGGCATCGCCGGATGTTGAAGATGCTTTTACTTGAGACCCATTACTTAATTCAAAGGAATTTTTGTTATCAACATCAATACTAGCAATCTTTAACCAGTCAGGCAAGTGTTTAATAATTCCCTTAACTTTTCGCACAAGATTTGCAGCTGTATTTAATTTTGTCGCCACAACAAGAACATTTTTATCGCGATGGAATAACAGCATCCAGGCAACATAAGCACCCACAATTGTAGAGATACCTAACTGTCTTGCCTTAAGAATAACTGTAAATCGGTAATCATTAAAGTCATTTAAAAGGGCATCTTGGTAATCATATGTTTTAAACGGGATCAGGCCATGGCCAGGGTGTGGTATTTTTGCGTAGTTTCTTATGAAGTATCGTGAATCTTTGCCACACTTTACCACTTCTTTTAATATTTCTTTCTTTGTTAATTTGTATCCCATTATACCTTAACATTACTAGACTTTTTTGCTCCAGAATATTTTGGTTTACCAGTTTGAAGCCACTTTTCAACAGCAGCTCTAAGCTTATCTTCTGCTTCTCCGGGGGAATTAACGCCTACGGCCTCTGTGTCTTTAAGGCCACCAATAGTATAAACTTTCTTAGCCTGACACCAAGTCCTGATCTTAGACATATTTTGTAAAAGAACATCACAGGGCCCATCAGCCTTTAATGTCAAAGCGTCGCCAGTAATTTTCTTATACTCTTTCTTTAAAAACTTAGCGATGTCAGCATAGGTCTGCTCAATTTCGCTATCCAGTTTGGTGTTGTGAAAAGACTTTATTGGCAACTCTGATTGATAAGTAACAATAAGTTTGGGGCCTGAGATACGCACCTTAAAACCATCGATTACCCTGGAGTCATTAATGGCACAACCATTTTCACGGGCAAGACCGACTGGTTTATCTTCACCATCCACCACAAATCTTTTATCATGTGAGCCATCGTAAGCGTTGGCTGCAGCCTGATTTATTCCTTTTATAATTTCGTATACAGATGCCATTATTTATTGCTCCTTTTGTATGGGTTCTGATTTTAGGCCAGCCGATTCAAGTGCATGCTTGATATCGTCTAGGGAAACATGCGACTTATTTTTAAATGCACTTTCAATAACCGACAGTATCTTCGCCTTGTCTTCTTCTGGTAATGTTAAAGTTCTAAGGTCAGCCGGTGGCTCATCTTTTGTTTCAATGTCTTTTGTTTTATCTTCAATCGGAGGAGGCCATGGCTTTTCCTGTGACTCTTCTTCTTCTGTTTCCTCTACATTTTCATGTAGAAAATAGCGGGGGTCAATCCGTCTTGTGTTTTTTCTAATCACGCGTATTTTCATTTTTTGGTCTCCATCCGTCTAGCCACCGCTCTTCATTAAATTCAACATATTGAATATAACAATTAAAGCAGCAATCAAACTTGTTCATATATAAATCGTCTTTTAACTTAAAAGAATATATTCCACATCCAGAACACTTTCTTTTATTTTCCTTAGTAATTAGATTCTTTGAAAGGAAAAAGCCGTCTTTTTCAACTTTCTCTTTTTGTGCATCTTTTTTATAAAACTTCTTAACTTCCTCAAGATATTCTTTTTCTTTTTCGTCAGTCCAAAAAGACTTGGGGTTAACAATTGTTTCTGCACCATATTTCTTAACCATGGCCTTTTCAATTCGTGCTATTTTATTTAAATCTTCTTCGTCTGCCACAACTGCCAACCCGGGTTGAAAACGTACTTATATTATAAGTTATAAAACAAATATTTTTAACAAAAAAAAGGAGGGAGACAAGCTCCCTCG